ACATCCGCAGAATCTGTGACCGCATGGACACCGACATCAGTAGTTAGTTTTATGTTTTTATGTATTTTGTAAGTTCATTTGTTTGAATGCGACCGCTTGCCCGTGAGGGTAGGCGGTTTTTTTGTTATTTTCTGCAAATTTTGCGTGTAAGCGCACTTTGCGCTGAAAAGGTGTAATTGTACCAACTGCGAAATAAACACTCTTAAAACGCTTTATTTGGATTTTGACAAGGTTGTGTCACTCGTTTATGGTGAGTTATTGCGTTAAATGCTTGCATGATTGCCTATTTTTGCAGTAACGGAATAATAAAGTAACGCATCTATGGCAGACTTAAAGATTTACAATGACATACAAAGCGAGGACACCAAGGATATTGTCCGCTTTTGGGGTGGAGTTGAGGGAACATCGTTCAAGGACATTGACGAGTTTGTTTCATCAATCCCCGAAGACGATGCCGACATCAACATCAAGTTGCATTGCAATGGCGGTGAGGTGCTTGAGGGTCTCGCAATCTATGACAAGCTTCGGAGTACTGGCAAGACCATCTCCGCTACGGTTGAGGGTACGTGCGCAAGCATGGCAACGATTATCCTCTTGTCAGCGCAAAAGGACAAAAGAAAGGCATACAAGAATGCCGAGATACTGGTGCATGAACCTTACATGGCATACAGCACAACACATGGCACAGCGGAAGAGTTACGCAGGGCATCAGAAGAGATGCAACACATCGAAGACAAACTGATTGACATCTACGTTGACAGAACCGATGCCGACAGAGATACGATTGTCGAACTGATGCACGATGGCAAGTTTATTGGAGCGGACAAGGCAATGGAAATCGGTCTCATATCCACCATCGTTGAGCCTATAAGCGCAAAGAGAGTTGATAACAATATATTTAACCAAACCCAAGAAAACATGGCAACAGACGAAATCAAAGTGAAGAGGTCGTTGTGGGAAAAGGTGCTTTCAGCACTTGGTCTTGGCGAGTCAGAGGCAGAAACCGAACAAGTGATGGATGCCAATGATGCGAACCAGGTCGAAGATGAAAGCAAACCTCTCAACTTGACCCTAGAGACCGCAGACGGAGCGACATTGACCGTTGAGCGAGAGGACGGAGAACCGCAAGTTGGTGACAAGGCATCTCCCGATGGGGAGCATCAGATGCCCGATGGCAAGACCATCATCGTGACCGATGGCGAAATCACCGAAATCAGAGAACCAGAAACAGAGGAAACCGAACCCGAACCCGATGCCAAGGATTTGGAGATTGCTGACCTAAAGGCACAGATTGAGGATTTGACATCCAAAATCGCAGACCTTGAGAGCAAGCAGAAATCCGAATCAGACATAGAGGTTCTGAACTACGTTGAAAGCGTAGGCGGTATGGACGGACTGCGCAAGATGGTGTCCAAGCACATTCCACAAGAGCGCACCGACACCGAGGCATCACCGCTGAACAAGCAGGATGAAGATTCCTACCGCAACCGCATTGACGAAATCCGTCAACGTATCCTAGACCGAAACAAACGGAAATAACCAACAATAGTAATAACAACAAAAGAAAGGAGAACGAATTCAATGGCAACAATTCTTCCAAATTTGACTCTCTCTCCCGAAAACATTAAGGATTTGAGAGAACTTATCGAGACTGACATCAAGACTGACGAAGCAATTCAGCAGTTTACCACAATTCAGACTGGTGTCAAGACTGGTGACCCCATCGCAACCATTGGCGCACCCGACAACATCGGTGTCAAGGATGCAGGATGTAACCCAACTTATGGTCAGTTCGGCATCGCCAACGCAAAGCAAGCGTGGGAACTTGGCGAGTGGTCTGCACCTCACCACATCTGCTATGAGGATATGTTGGGAACATACGCAGAACTTGCGATGAAGAAAGGCACATCCATTGCCGACCTTACTGGCACAGATGTCATGGAACTCTTTGTAGACAAGTTCGGCACAGCATTCCGCAGAGCAATTTGGCGCATGGGTTGGTTTGGTGACAAATCAGCCGCTAACATCGCAAACAGCGGAAATATCACCGCAGGAGTGGACGTGAACCTCTTCAAGGCAACAGATGGTCTGTGGAAGAAACTCTTCGCCATCGGCACGGCAGATGCAAGTAAGGTGACTGCAATTGCCGCTAACTCGCAGTCTTCCTATGCCGCACAGAAGAGCGGAATCCTCACAAGTGGTGTGGCAACTGGCATCTTCGACAAGTTCCTCACCGATGCCCCAACAACTCTGCTTTCCGACCCCAACGGAGTAGCCATTTGCACCCGTCAGCTCGCAAACGCACTCATGCTTGATGTGCGCAACACCTACAAGAGCAACATGGAGTGGGAGACCATCTTCGATGGCTTTGAGGTGTCCGATTATTTTGGCATCAAGGTGGCTCGTTGCAACATCTTCGACCGCATGATTAACGAGTTTGAGAACACGGGAACGAAATGGAACAAGCCATTCCGTGCAGTCTTCACAACTCTCAACAATCTGCGCATCGGTATCGGTGGTGACAACGTGACCAACGACTTTGATGTGAATTTCGACCCCATCACTCGCAATGTGTACCTCTATGCTAGTGGCTTCATCGGCTCTGCCGTAGTTGACAGCAACAATCTCCATTTGGCTTACTAACCTTTTAACGCTTGGATTGCATCCAAAAGAAAGGAGACCACAAAACATGGCAGTATGTAACTCATTAATCGCACAGAACATCGCAATAGACTGCGATGATTTGGTTGTCCGTGGTGTTGAGGCTGATGGTCTTATCATCAATCGTGACCAGATAGATTTCGCATCGTCTGTGGTCACAGACAACATCATCTCTACTCTCACTCTCAAGACATCCTGCGTTGCTTACGATGTAGTTCAGCAGGGCGCAACACCCTTTACTGGCACACAGACATCCTTGGTTGTAGGCACAAACCGCAACACTTGGGAGAATACGGTTGCTTTGGTTGTACTTGGCAACAATCCCGATGTCAACAAGGACATCATTGACCCTCTTGGCAATGGTTCTTTCGTTGTCATCCTCAAGAACAAGCAGACCGCCAACAAAGGAAAGTATCAAGTCTTTGGTTGGTATCAAGGTTTGAGAGCATCGGAGATTACATCCGAAAAGTACAGCGAGGACACCGATGGTGGTTGGGCGGTCAATCTGACCGAATCGCAGGCACTCAAATCCGCTATGTATTTCTACAAGACGGATGATGCCACCACCGACACAGCCTATGAGGCTCTGAAAGGCTCATAAACCCTTTATCCTAGCCATACACTCCAACGATTAGCACCTATGACGATAGACAATGCTATGACTCTATTAGAGGGATTGAGAGCGCATCTGCAAGGTGCGTTCTCTCCCGAAGAAAAGGCACAGATAGCGGAATTGCATCAGGTGGTGTTCGACAAACCTTTCGTCAAGACGAAATGCAATGATTGCTATCGTGATGCAGTTATCCGAATGTATCTACAACTGAAGAAAAACGGAACTATGATAAGCGAATTGCAATACAGACTACGCGCAGGATATCTCATTAACTCTCCGCTCTTCCATGGTGGCAAGGTTTACTCCAATGCGAATCTCACCAACGAGGTAGCGGAAGAATTTTTGCAGATGTTTCCAATGGCATCTGTCAACTTTGACCGCATTCCCGAAAGAACCGAACCTAAAAACGAGGTGAACGACAATGAAAGTAAGCCAAGTACGAAAAAGCGGAAGAAGAGTTGAAACCCGTTATCTCTCTAGATTGGGCATTCAGTCCTATGGCGCAGACAATCTCTATCCGCAGGACTTGATGCAGATAACCAGGGCATCGGGTACGGCTGAATTGTGTCTTAACCGATATGCCAAGTTTATAGAGGGTTTCGGATTCCGCAATGTGGCATTGTCAGAGGTCATCATCAATGACGAGGGAGAAACGCTTGATGATATGCTCCATGCCATCTCGCTAGACCTTGCGAGGTTCGGTGGAGTCGCAATCCATGTCAACTACAATGTGTTGGGTGAGGTGTCTTCCCTGCACCATGTTCCGTTTGAGGATTGCAGACTCGCTGAAAAGACCGAGGATGGCAAGGTTGAAGAGATTATCACGCACATTGACTGGACTGGTCAAACGACCATCAAGGGAGCGAGAGTGCAAGTCACGGAAAGCACCATTGAACGCTTCCATGTCTTCGACCCCGATGCAGTACTGGAGCAGATTGCGGATGCAGGTGGAATTGACGAATACAAGGGTCAGATACTCTACGTTGGATTGAATGGTAAAGGATACCCGATTCCCATCTACGACTCATGCGTGACTGACATCAGCACAGACGAGGGCATGGGCAATGTCAAGTATCGCAACGCACGAAACAATTTTCTTGTATCGTGTATGCTCATTGCGAAGAAAGGTCAACCGAGCATTGACACCGATGGTAATGCTAGGTATGAGCAGATGATATCTGACGATGACCTCAAGCAATTTCAAGGTGACGAAAAAACGGGCAAAATCTTGTATGTGGAGTTGGAAAACGATGAGGATAAACCCGAGGTCGTTGAATTCCCAAGCAAGAACTTTGACAAGGAGTTTTCAGTCACCGAAGAGAGCGTGGTTGAGCGCATCTATGCCCAGTTCCATCAAGAGTTGTTCTATGCCATACGCATGGGCAAACTTGGATTTAGTGGCACCGTTATGCAGGATGCCTACGAATACTATGCAGGAGAGGTCACTCATGAGCAAAGATTCATTGAGCGTGTGTTCGGCAAGGTCTGCGAGTACTGGCACGAAGCTATGCCGACCTACGACTTTTCAATCGCACCTCTTCGCTACGTTAATTCAGCAACGACAAACACCGAAAACGGAGAAACGCAGTCATGAGTATAGATAATCACGGACATCTGCATATCTTGACAGCAGAGGAATTCAGAGCGTTGGCGAGACCTACATCAACGCACCTTGAGACGGACATCATAGATGCGTATATCAACGAATGTGAGGATGTGTATATCATCCCTGCTATTGGAACAACGCTCTTTGGCGAACTCGCCACCTATGTTGAGGCGAGACAGAATGCCACAGAGCAGAACCCAGTCGAACCAGTTGAGCAATACGACAATCTGTTAGATGGCAAGGAATACACACCGACAAGCGGATGCGGTTGCGATGGCGCACGGCTCAATTATGGACTGCGAAAGGCATTGTCTTACTTTACCTATGGCAAGATGATGCTTGATGACGGACTGACTTTGACAAGGTCGGGCAACATCCAACATCTGGACGAATACGGAGCGAGGATGGCGCAACAACAACGCATCAACCGATATAACGATGTCATCAACACCGCCAAGATGTATCTTGACAGCGTGTTGCAGTACATCAAGTGCGAGATTAACCCATGCCAACCAAAGGTGCATCAGAACAACACACGCATTAAAGCAATAGGAGATTGAAAATGGCAACAATAGACAATATAATCACAAGAGCGGAGCAAGTCCGTGACGAGACCGCCATCGGAGCGAACACCGCTACAAGAGTGGGCGGTGTCATGGTTGACACGGCAGAACACGTTAAGGACATAGAAGAGGATATTTATGACGCTTTCTGCTCAAGAGCCTCTATTGCTATTAAGGACAATGTCCTCACCTTAGGTGCTGGCTTGTTGTATTTCGTTGGGAGTTTGGGTGTTATTATAAACATTAATCATTCAAGTTCTGAGACATTTACATTCACGAAGAATGCTACAAGTTATCTGCTTATAAATAGCAATGGTGTTTGCAGGATTGTGTCAGCATCCGACCTTCAGTCAAAAGCAAATGACGAGAAACTGATTGCAATGTATGACGGCTCTAATAATAGAATAGGAGGTCTGTTGTATGATTATGTCAATTCCATTCAAGTCACGCAATCAAAGTCAAATGCTTTTGTTACAAGAGCATCAATCACAATTAACGGAAATGTGCTTACACTTGGTGCTGGGCTGTTCTACTTTGTATCTAACTATGGCAATTTTTGGTCTTGTAATCATTCAAGTGCTGAGACTATTACTTTTGCAGAGAATGCTACAAGTTTCCTTTTGATTAGCAGTAGTGGTGTGTGTAGAGTAGTGTCTTCTTCAGATTTGCCATCAAACACAAACGAGCAAATACTTGCAGTATATGACGGCTCAAATAAGAAGATTAGTGGTCCTGTACGTGATTTTGTCAATCTCGCTATTGTGGAAAATGCAGAGAAGATTGAGTATCTTGCAAAAGATGTTGTTTATTTTGACAACACCAAAGTGACATCTACATCTTCAAGCGAAATCTCCATAGCGGATTCTTTGACTATACAAAGAACGCTTTGGTATCGGTTTATGCTCGGAACACAAGATGCTGATGAGGTTATAATAAGAGCGTACAACAATTCAAATACATTAAGACAGACTCTCACGTTTACATCAAGTTGCGGTATGTTCAAACTGATTGAGACTGATATAACTAAAATATCAATCAGTTTGGTTAAACGTACCCAAGCATCGACACTTACGTGTAATTATGTTGTCATAGAAAAGGCTTATAGAGATATAAGTCTGACAAATTATATCAATCTCGGCAGTCAGACTATTGAAGGAAGGACTGACAAGACTTATACTTTTGCAAGTACTAAACCTATTTCAGAACTTCCAGACTTGTCAAATGACTTGTATTTGAGTTTTTCGGGTAGCAATATAAATAAAGTCCAATTTGTCTTTTACAAAAATCTTGGTACAGATAATATCATCCGTTCTATAACGAATGTTGAATATACCAATAAACAAGTTAAACTCGCGACTTTAGATGGTGCTGAGGCATATAGCATTTTTGTTGTTGGCAACGATACAAACCAAGTGATTCTTGATTATCTCAAAATAACAAGCAACGTTAATCAAAATGCAGAAAATGTTGAAATACCTCCTTATTTCAATGATGAGATTGACGATTGTGTGGATAAGGTAGGAGTGTTGATTGGTGGCTCAATTGCATTGACCTCTGCTGTTTTTGCTGATACACATATAATAATCAATGATGCTTATAGTGAACATCTGAAGATGCAGGAAATGGTATTGGAAAAACTGCATGAGAGCGTGAGGATTGACAGCATAACGCACCTCGGGGATTTGGTGATGGCAAACGAATGGAACAACCACATACATAGCCAAGGACAAGCAGTAGCCGTAATGAGCAATTACATGAAATACCTCTATGGTATTAATTCCTATCTTTTTGCGACACCAGGCAATCATGATGGAGAATATCTCCAATATTATAGAGATAAGGATTGGGATGCGATTTATAATCATCTGATTGTCCCTGACAAAGTCATTAATGAGGGTACATCTTTCTTCTATGTTGATAACAATGCCATGAACCTATTGAGAATTTACATCACCAACTTTGATGATATAAATGGGCAGAATGTATACGGGTTCAGCACACGATTGTTACAATGGATGGTTGGTGTCATGAATAATGCGCAAGCAGGGCGGGATATCCTTATCTTTGGTCATGTTCCTCCATATATGGCAAGTTATGTAAGCACGAATTATCTTGGTGTAACACAGAAAGGCATCATGACAAATAAAGATGTTTTCATAGGTATATGCAATGCCTACAATGCGCATACATCATATAGTGGTACTACTTATGACAATGTTAGTGTAGCGTGTGATTTCACGAACAAATCTGGTAAGATTCTGTGTTACATCTCGGGTCATGTGCATGGCGATTCAGTAAGGTATCCTGATGATGAATGGACTTCTGTTGCTCATTTTAATAACGAGACTGAAGAGTGGAATTATGTGAATGATATGCCTTGTCCAGTAGTGACAATTGCTTCGGGCAATCCTTGGATACAAGGAGCGAATGCAGGTTCTGAAGGTTCTGTCGCTCCAAATAAAGTTGTCAACTCTGTTACTGAAGAATGCTTTGATATCATGGTTTACGTTAAGGACTCCACTAACCTCAACCTTATAAGATTCGGGGCAGGAAATGATAGAGTTATTGACTTGACACAAGTATTATAAATGTTGAGATATGAGAGCAAACACAAAGGACTGGATACAATACTCAAGCGCAATTGCGATGGTCGCATCGGGCATCGCACTTGCGTTCCTATCGTTTTTTCTCACTCCCGACCACAACATAACCGATGGAGTCTTGTGGTACGTAGCCCAAGCGTTGACATTTGCAGGGGCGGTGTTTGGTATCTCCGTCTATATCAAGAGCAAGGTCGGTGAGGTCAAAAGCGAAATCATTGAAGAGGCACGGAGATGGATGCGTGGTCAACCCGAAGAAAAACGACAGAAGATGTCCGAACGAGTGACCGATGAACAGATAGAAGAGGCACGGAGACAAGCAACAGAATATTGGGATAAAATGGAGAAAGAGAAAGATGCGGAAGATAGATAAAGTCATCGTCCATTGTAGTGCTACCAAAGAGGGGCAAGAGTTCCATGTGTCAGACATTGACAGATGGCATCGTGAGCGTGGTTTTAAGTGCATCGGATATCACTACCTAATCACGCTTGATGGACAAGTTGAGCGAGGTCGCAAAGATTCTGAAATAGGAGCGCATTGCAAAGGACAGAACGCTAACTCCATCGGTGTCTGCTATGTCGGTGGACTTGACAAGAAAGGCAATCCGAAAGACACCCGAACTCCTGCACAGAGGTCGGCATTGTTTGACCTCTTGTTTCTGCTAAAGCAACAATATCCCGATGCCGTCATCTACGGACACCGAGATTTCGCCAACAAAGCGTGTCCATGCTTTGATGCACGTGAGGAATACAGACCCATCAGCGAGTCATGGGCGAGTATCATGGGCGGTCTTGTCCGCAGGAGTAACGATGATATTAATGATGACAGATAATGGATGATGATGTGCGCTTTTGGTTGTTTGTTGGTTTCATTCTGATGGTCTTCGCATGGGTGTTGGCAATGACCAGTTGCATTCAGACGAGACCGACATCAGAACCGATGGTGGAGTTGCAGAGGACACCGACAGACACCATTTTCGTGACCTCACGAATAAGGTCAGAATAGTTATTTTCTTCAAAAATTGCGTATAACGCACGTTTGGCATGAAAACAATAAAATGTACACAGAAAGAAAAATCGTGCGTTAGAACGCATTTCTCGCACTTGTGGGCGGTCATACTCTTGCTGATGTGCGTTTCGTGTCAAACTCGCTACGTAGAAAGAGACATCGTGCATCATGATTCCATCTATATCACGGCATGGAGCGTTGACACCTTGATTCAGCGAGACTCCATCCACATTCGGGAGCATGGTGACACGATTGAAAAGATTGTCTATAAATATATTAATAATGTACACATACGAAGAGACACCATCGTGCAGGAGCGTGTTGACACCATTGCCAAGGTGGTTACAAAGGTGGAGACGAAGACCATCAAGAAACGTGACTGGCTCTCCTGCATCGGTAGTCTTGGAATCGGTATAGTAATAGGATTTGCCATTTTGTTTTTTTATAAAGTGAGTAAAAAGGATTGATTGTGTTTCAAGATTAATTGATTTTAAGGTTTTAGTTATTCAGACTCGCAGTCCGTGAGGATAGCGAGACCCATACACAAGGCGAAAGCGTTCGCTTCTGTTTTCTCATCATATCAGCAATAATTTTTTTGTTCACACAGAGTTTTTTTCATAAAGACAAAGAATTTTTTTTCCGCTTGCTTGCGAAAGCAAAAAGTTCTACGGACAACTTATAGCTCTTGGTTACAAAGAGCAAGCAGACACTTTCAAGGACTATGTATTTGCCACATCGGTTGAGCTACCGACTGCAACAGACAAAGACATCTTCGTCCTCTTCATCAGCGAGACCGAATTATTCTAAACATCCACAACCAAGGGGATGGGCAACCATCCCCACCTTTCCAACCCGAATCAATAACAACTAAAACCACTACAATCATGAAACTTATTGACTACATCAAACAAGAGGGCATCGCAGACCCCGACAACATCTGCAACGCATACGCTTACAGAACCTATGATGTGAAAGAATTCGCAAAGGTCAGAGAGTTTGAGAACAACGGAATCAAGACGATAGAGTTCGCTTTCGTGCTTGACACCACCCAACCTGGTCATGGTATGCAAGAGACTCTCGTTGCTACAGACGAGTTCGGAGACATGGAAATCTATGAGATAACAAAGTAATAACCACTAAAACCACACAAGCATTATGAAAACAACTAGGACAATATGGTTTATCAACACCAACAATTCAGAATTCGCAGGGTCGGAGATATACACCACCGAGGCTTTCAAGGAAGAGTATGGAGACGGACAATGGGCGGTATCTTTCGCCAAGTATGGAGACAAGGAAGACGGACGGAGTCTAGGCTCTATGGATTGGGAAGCGTTCCAAAGCTTCTTCAGCGAGAACGGTGGCAACATCGGACTGGTACACTTGCACAGAGTCGCAGACAATGACAGCATCCTTTCCGTGTTCGGCATGGAACGTGATATGTGGGTCTGCCCATCGCACATCATAGACATTGACAAATAGTAAGTAGAACCTAATAAAACAGAAGCCTTATGAACGAGAGAATTTATGCAGTACGCTACATCAGCGGAAATGACAACGCAGAGAAATATGTCGGTAGCATCAGCGACTATCAAGATGGCGGTTTCGCTGACCCAGTTCTCATGAGCGAGGACGAGGCACAGAACCTTGTATTGGCTCTGAACAAATATGTACGTGAACACGAACCCGAAGAGAGCGTTGAAGCGTTCAATCGTGACGAATGGGGATTCGCCATCGAAGAGATTGACATCCCAGTACTGACAGATGAAGACGAAGACGATGAGCCATCTTCAGCAGGACTTGACCGAAACAACCGACTGACACACTACGTTGCAGGGCGAGTGATAGCAATCATCGAACACTACGCTTCGCACAAGTTCGGTGCGCTGACATTGACTAATATGTTCGCCCATCCTCTTGCAGTCGCATCAGCGTTCGTACGCTACGTAGACAAGGATGACCCTTACTTTGTTGAGCTTGATGGACTCGCACACCTACCAAAGTCCATGTGCGGACTTGAGCAGAGCGGAGCATGGATAGGTTACTATCAGCAGAAGCAAGAGTATGAGAGGGTGACACCACACACAATCGCAGAGACATTGAAGATTGCGAGAGACAAGCAGAGGATGACCTTGCAGATGCTTTCCGACAAGACTGGCATAAACATCTCAAATCTGTCGAAGATTGAGAAAGGCGAGGTCTCTCCAAGGGTGGACACCCTGCTCAACATCTGCAAGGCTCTAGGACTGACAATCGAAATCAAGTAAACCACAGACATTGAAAGAGGTGGGTACATCATTAAGGTGTACCCATCTTTTTTTCGTTCGGACTTGGATGTGTCAGAAAGTCTTCGTAACTTTGCACCGACACCAGTAGTGTCATGGTGTCTGTGGTTTCGGTCGGGTATGCAAGTAAGCGAGGCATCCCGACCGATTTTGTTCAACTTCCGTGACTATTCCGTTACTCGCTGAATCACGACAAAGCCGTTATCATCGCATTCTAGGGCATTTGCGGTTGTCGGAGTACAATTGCACCACAAAAGTATTAAAAAATAGCCAATAAACATCCATTTTATTAGAAATCATTTCGTCAAGAATAAAGAAAACATAATAATCAATGTTGAGATTTTAAACTTTTAGTGGAAAAACATGTGATTTACAGTTAAGGTCAAGATGCAGTAATAATATCGTCAATATGAAGATTTGGTAAATCATTTTTTTTCATGGCATATATAAATAAAGTATGACATTTAGTACTGCCACGACAATAGAAGCTGGCAAACCATATATCATCAAGTGGGATGGTGGCGACAACCTCGTCAATCCGACGTTCGTCGGTGTGACAATGACCCAAACAGCTGCTTCAAGCATTGAGACTGATTATGCTTCTTTCATCGGTACATATGCTCCGAAACAGTTCGCTGATGATGACAAGACAATCATGTTTATGGGTGCTGGCAGCACTCTTTACTACCCGGAGTCAAGTGCATCCACTAATGCATTCAGCGGTTATTTCAAGTTGGCCGATGGTTATGTGTGTGGTGAGCCTGAAGAAGATTTGGATGTCAATCGTTTTGACTTGCACTTTGGCAATGGTGAGGCTTCCGCTATCGTTCGCATCAACAATGATGGTAATAAGTTGAACGACGATGCCTGGTACACACTTAGCGGTATGCGCCTGAGCCAGCAACCCGCAACCCAGGGACTCTATATTCACAATGGCAAAAAAAACTAATCAAATAACCAACCCAATGTGGTTGTGAGGCATTTGCCATTTCCATAAATGCAGAATGGCCATCCTTTATATTATATAGGGATGGCTGTTCTTTTTTTGTTGTCAGATTAGTTACTTGAACTGAAAATATAAACACTCAGTTCTTTTTTTATGATTGCGCACTTAAACATCGGCTTTTTTATGTATATTTGCAGAATAAAACCTTATCATTACATTTTAATAGGTATAATTTTGACAAAATCAACATATTGAACTATGGAATTGTTTGGCTATGATTTAAGTAATAAGAAAACGCTTGTCACTCTCATCGTTATCTTTGTAGTGCTTGGCTTTTTTACTGCAAACCTTCCCGACTCGGATGAAGACTCGGATGAGGATACGGAACAGATTGATAAAAAAGTGTTCCGCGACCTCAAGTTCAAGGATCCCTATGCTGCTGAAGCTGGTAAGAAGAAAACTGCCAATGTCGCGGAAGAGGAAGAAGGAGACCCCTACGAGGAACTCAATGAACTCATCGGACTCACAGACGTGAAGAAAGAGGTGATGTCGTTGGTCAACTTCGTAAAGGTGCAGAAACAGCGCAA